CTATTAGATACAGCGTATATGTATGTTCGCTTGCAATATGATGCAGAGCAATTTGCGAATGGACTGCCTAATGTATCTGCTGTGATTCGCGGCAAGAAAGTCTACAACCCATTAACATCTAGTACAGCGTGGTCGCAAAATCCTGCATTAATAGTAAGAGATTATTTACTTGATGCTAAGTACGGGCTTGCAGAAACGTCAGCAAATATTAACGCCACCGCCTTATCAACAGCGCAAACTATTTGCGATCAAACTGTTAGCCTACAAGCGGGAGGTACACAGACGCGATTTGTAGCCGATGGTGTACTGGATACTGCAAATTCCATACAAAGCAACATAGAAGCATTGCTAAGTAGCATGGCGGGTAAGCTGATTCACTCTGGCGGTGAATATTTTATTACAGCGTCAGCTTATGTAACGCCAACAGTAACGATTGATGAATCTGTAATCGTTGCGCCTATACAGGTTAAAACCAAGCAAAGCAGAAGATCAATTTATAATGGCGTAAAGGGAGTATTTAATAGTGAAGATGATAACTACATAACGTCTGATTACCCTTCTGTAATATCTAGCACCTATAGCGCGGCTGATGGCGATCCTATTTATCTTGATCTGCCCTTACCCTTCACTACAAACCATGTCAGAGCGCAGAGAATAGCCAAGCGTGTTTTATTGCAGTCAAGACAGCAGACGCAGATAACCGTACCTTGTAACTTAGCCGCATTGAAGTTTAAAGCGGGTGACACAATCATGGTTACAAATACGAAGCTAGGATGGTCTGCAAAAGTATTTGAGGTTACGGGCTACGCGCTAGACTTTAGCGCATCAGGCGAAATCATTGTAAACGTGGATGCTTTAGAAACGGCATCTGCCATCTATGATTGGACTTCATCAGAAGAAGAAGATTATTTATCAGGCGGTGAAATTGATCTTTATGATGGTCTGACAGTTGCCGCACCTACATCATTCGCAGGAGTAGCATCTACCGCAATAAACTTAGACGGCACATCTGTCAATCAGATCGTATCGTCCTGGACTGCCAGCGCAGATGCGTTTGTGGTGAAATATGACTTTCAGTGGTCTTTAAATAATAGCGACTGGAACTCTACCGATGTAGAGGGGACGCAATTTACTATTACACCAACAGTTGGCGCGGCTACATATTACACAAGAGTCAGAGCGGTCAATGAACTTGGAGTGAGAAGTTCTTTCGTAACTGCTAACGTCACAGCGGTAGGAGACACGACAGCGCCCGCTGTACCGACATCTCCTTCTGCCACTGGAGGCCAGGGTGCTATTACATTGGCTTGGGTCAACCCATCTGACAAAGACTTTTCTAACGCTGAGATTTATAGAGCGCCTACAACTGGCGGGACATATACAGCAATAGCGAGTGTGGCTGGCGGTCATGGCTTGCCATCATCGTTTGTAAATGGCTCACTGGATGATCAAGAAGATTACTTCTACAAGATTAAGTCAGTAGATTACAGCGGCAACAAGTCAGCGTTTACAGCAATAGTCAGCGCCACAACTAATGCCCCTGCTTCACCGCCAAGAGCAGATAATGGATATGTCTATTACACTGTTTCTAGTGCGAATGCGCCTAGTACGCCAACTGCAACCTCATACAATTACGACACTGCATCATTCGGTGGCCTAAGTACAAACTGGCAGAAGAATCCACCAACAATTAATGGAGCAGATGGAAAGTTTTGGGCGAGTAGTTTCACCATCACAGAAGCCACATTTGGCGGCACACAGACGATCACGTTTTCTGCCCCGTTTGCATCTACACAGTTTGACGGCTTGGTTACATTTACAAATCTAAACTCTGAACTGGCAAATGCCTCTAGCACTGAAATCACTACCATTAATGGCGGCTTGTTAAAGACAGGGACTATTGATGTTTCGCAAGTAAATATATCAGGAACTACGCAAGGCAGTTTTAATCTGCAATCAGCCGCTAGTGGTTCTCGAATGGTGCTAACCAATGACACTATTGAGATATATGACGGAACTACGCTTAGAGTTAAGTTAGGGAATCTTGCGTAATGGCTTACGGTCTGCAACTTTTTGATTCTTCTGGTGACATTACCCTAGATACTAACTGGAGACTGATTAGATTTTCGGCTTTTTATTCAGGCACTGTAACCTATGGTAGTCCAGTGACTATAAATGTAACTGGTCTTTCCAATGATGGCACTTGGGGATATAACAATAGTGTAGAAACTGCATGGGATATAGAGACAACACTGAACAGCGGGTCGATAACTGTAACAGCACTCGTTTCGGGCAGTCATTCATATAAAATAATGTTGTTCAGGATTTAGTTATGGCTTATGGAATAAGTGTTAAAAATAGTTCGGGATATACGCAGATAGATTCTACATATGGAAATCTCCAAGTTATAGCGTCAGGAACAACGGCAAATTTTGGATCTGGAACTACTTTATCAACGTCACTGCCTTCTGGTGTTGGAAATGATATAGCGGTATTTGTTAAACCGACTACAACATCGGGCGTAGGGCAAAACAAGACAGTTACTTTTTGGGGTTACATTAATTACTCCGCAAATACATTTGTAATAGGCAGAATACTAACCTTTAGTTTTTACCAAGGTACGTTTGATTATGTTATTTGCGTAGACGGGCAAACTGCCCCAACATCAGGGTATGGATTTAATACATTCACAAGCGGTGGTGCGTTAGGGTTTTCTAGCACCTATAATGATATGGAGTGCGTAGAAGCGCACACTTATACATTATCATACCCGCCAACGCCAAGCTTGCAGTTTAATGAAAGTAGCGCGGGTTGGGAGTCAGGCACAGATGTGCATGAATATTACAGTTTATTAAATGCGATGGGTAAAGTGGCAAGAACATCGTCAGGAGGTTCTACATATTATAGGGCATCATTCGCGCACTATCAGTATGAAGGCGGCATAAGCGGAAATCCGCAATATATAAGCATAGGCGCAAACTGGGGATTTACTGCCCCTACTGTATCTGGCACGACAACGACAGTTGAGTCAGAAGATACAAGAACAATGGTTATAGCGAGGTATCATGGCTAATGCACAAGATAGCATTAATTAAAGAAAATGGCGAAGTTGCAAATATTTGCTCAACTCAGGTTGATGATATGTATGTTGACGGGCAAACATATGGCGACTTATTGGCAAAGCATTTGCCGCTTGATGCTGATAATCAAGAATATATAAATTGTCGGTATTGGGACTATAAAAGCAGCCAGTGGCAAACCAGGCAAAGTCGCACTGGCGGTTATATGGTTTGGGTTGGTAATACATGGGTGCTAGACATTGAGTTGTTATTTTCTGAAATAAGGCAATATAGAGATTCGTATTTATTAGCTTGCGATTGGACTAAGATGGCAGACAGCCCACTAAGCGACAGCAAGAAAGCAGAGTGGACAACATACAGGCAAGCATTGCGCGATGTACCTGCTAATAATTCGGATGCAACCGATCTCAGTGATATAATATGGCCGACTAAGCCGAGGTAGAAAATGATTTATCAATTAGTGAAAGACGATACAGGTGTATCTATACAAGCAACCCTAACCAGGGCAAATGATGGCAGTAAAATTGATTGCAGTGGCGGCAGTGTAAGGTTAAAAGTTAGAGCCAAAGGTTCAACGACCACTTTGTTTACTGTAACTGCTGGTAACTCAGGAACCAACTTGCAGAATGGTATCGCTATATTTCAGTTTGAGGCGGGTCAGCTAGATCGCACAGAGGGATACTATGAAGGTGAAATAGAGATTACCTTCAGCGATTCTACTGTAGAAACTGTATTTGAAACCTTAGAGTTTTATATCCGCGCTGACTTTGAATGATTAATCTATCGGCATTTGTAGACAGGGCTATTGCCGCTATTGCAGAAAGACGGGCAAAGGCTCAAGTCGAGTTTAATAATGCTATAGCCAAAATACAAGAGCGCAGAGCCAAGGCAGAGATCAGTCACAATCGCGCTGTATTTGAAGCTATATTTATTTCCATCAGGATACTTGCCAAAGAGTTCGCTGATGCAACAGGCGTTTCTGATGCGATTGCTAAAATTACAGGCAAGCCAGTACAAGACAGCGCAACTATATCTGATGATTCGACTCACGCTATCGGCAAAACAAAGGCAGAAAATGTTTCATTAAGTGAACAAACGCCAAAGAATGTAAACAAGCCGAAACAAGATAGCGCGGCAGTCGCTGAAGCGAACGTAAAAGGGTACGGGAAAAACAGCCAAGAAGCTATATCGCTAACAGATATACAGAGCCAAGCAGTCGGCAAAGGGTTTAGTGAACTACCGCAGATAACAGATGGGCTTGCATTACAGGCATTAAAGTCACTATCTGAACAGGCTGTGGCTACAGACAACGAAAGCAAGGGTACATCGAAGCCATTAAGCGATACCGCTGGGTTTACAGATTCTTTGCTGATAGCCAGACTATTTGTCAGGGCATTTAATGAATCGCCTTCTGTATCTGATGTTGCTCAATTCTTAGTCAACTTGACCAAATCAGACCAAGCTTACCTATCGGAGCAAATCAGTTTAGCCTACGCGAAGGTAAAAGCTGACAGTGCAGGAATAGGAGATGAAATAGATATTCTAGTATCTAAAGGGCTGACTGATGCCGCAAGTGTATCTGAAAGCATAGATATTCTGCGACAAAAAGTTCTAAGCGATTCTGCAACGTGGTCGGATAACCACAGCATGGATTTTCATAAATTCATCACTGAGGGATTATTCGCTACAGATGATCTGGATGGTGAAGCGACAGCACAAGACGATCAGGAGATGTCATTTGTAAAAGTGCGTACTGATCTGGCTATATTGTCAGACAATCTTGTTAGTACACAAGGCAAGGGAAATAGTGATACAATCGGGTCAACTGATTCTGGTTCTCTGCGCGGACAAGGTTATGCAGAGTTTGGTTATTTTTTAGAAGATTATGTCGGCTACAGCCGAAATTTTTAGAGGTGTGAAATGTTAAACGAAAATTTAAAACTGCGTGGTGATGTTGCCCTGGTCCTAAAAGACAAGAATGGCAATGTAAAAGAAGAGCGCAAAATTGAGAATCTGATTGTGTCGGCAGGGTTAGAGTTTATCTGTTCGCGCATGTCAGCGGCTTCTGCTGGCGTTATGTCTCACATGGCTCTAGGGTCGGGAACAACTGCCGCCGCCGCAGGTCAGACTGACTTGGTATCGATTCTAGGCTCTAGAGAAGCGTTAGACAGTTCTACTGCGTCAAGCAACACAATTACCTACGTTTCGTCTTTTGAGGCTGGCGAAGGCACTGGTGCTGTTACAGAGGCTGGCATATTTAATGCCGCATCAAGCGGAACTATGCTTTGCCGCACAGTGTTCTCAGTGGTAAATAAGGAAGCTGATGATACTATGTCAGTTACCTGGACTATTACTTTAACTGCATCCTAATTTGAAAGGGGCTACCAATGTCTACGATTACTACAAGATCGGGCAAAGGATCGCCCCTAACAAATAATGAGGTTGATGCTAACTTTACCAACCTTAATACAGACAAGTTAGAGATATCTGATCTATCCGCAGGTACAGGGATAGGCCTGTCTGCGGGTGGAGAGATATCCAATAGCGCACCTGATCAAACTGTCGCTTTGACAGGCGCTGGAACAACTACAATATCAGGAACGTACCCAAACTTTACAATTACTGGCGCTGGCACTACTTACACCGCTGGCACAGGCATTACGCTGACAGGCACAGAGTTTAGTATTGGGCAAGACGTAGCAACTACAGACAGCCCTGCCTTTGCTGGCCTAACAGTGGACACAACTACCCTAGCAGTTGACTCCACGAACAATCGCGTAGGCATAGGCACTGCATCGCCTAGTGCGCCTTTGCATGTTAAATCGTCAGGGGAGTTAGCTCGTTTAGAGACTACATCTTCTGGAGGCAATAACTATGTAACCTTTTATAAGCCTAGTGATGCAAGAAAAGGCTATATAGGCTATGGCGGTGGTTCTTCTGATGATAGCCTTTATATAAATAACGATGAAAACGCAGATATTGTTTTTAGGCCAAATAACTCAGAAATGATGCGCCTCGACGCCTCTTCTGGCAACGTGGGCATAGGGACTAGTTCGCCCTCTCAGGCGCTAACAGTAAATGGCACAGACGCAAGGATTTACCTTACTGGTGCAAACACTGATATTGATATGGATGCTTCCGCTAACGGCCAGCTTCACCTTGATGGCAGTGCCTATGGCTTTGGTATCGCGCTTAATGGTGATGGCGCTCAACTATACACAAACTCCGCGTCGCGTGATCTGATATTTGGTGTTAATGAAACTGAAGTTGCGCGATTAACCCCTACTAACTTTACCTTCACTGCTGCTACAGACCCTACAATTACTGTTAAAGCAACGGGTTCTGGAGATGCAGATGCTGACATAATTTTAGATGCAAGCGACACAGGGGAAAGTGGAGTAGTGTTTAATAATAGTGGCGTTAAAAAAGCTCGTATCGACTGGAGTAATCAGAATCTCCAGTTAAATATGGCAACAGAGTCAGGCACTAACGGAACACTAGATTTTCAGCCTAACGATGTTTTGGCGATGCGTATAACAGCCGCTGGGGTTGCTGAGTTTAAAGCAGGAATTACAGAAGACTCTGTAACTCTTTCAGGCACATCTACTACTATTGACCTTGCTACTGCTACAAACTTTACACATAACCTTACAGGCAATACTACTTATACCTTTAGTAACCCAGCAACCACAG